TTACCAGTTGTATCGCCAGAGATTTTAATAGAAGTAGTAACAGTGTTACCAGAAGCAATATAGCTCATATTACCGTCCAACTTTGTCCGCTAGCAATCGTTACTGATACGTTGTTTGCCGTTGTTATTGGGCCTACAGAAAAGCCATTTGTGCCTGTAGCAATCGTATAGTTTGCCGTTGCCGTAGTCTGGTTTACTAGAATTGCCTGTCCTGCCCCACCCAAAGCGGAGGTCTCTGCGGGCATTGTAATAAATACATCATGTGTAACGTTAGTAAAATTAACTACTGCATTCGCATTGCTTGAAGAAATAATGGTCGTGCGGGCGAGAGAGACGTTACCCGTATAGTAAGTCCCGATTCCAACTTCCCAGTTTGTTCCGATTTGGTCTGCAATCGTGTAATAAGTTGTGTTTGCATTTCCCAAGACGGCAAAAGATTGGTAGCCTGTAACAGCTCCCAAAAGGACAATAGTCCCCGTACCAGAAGTATTACTGGTTTCTTTAACCCTATCGTATAACCCAAGAGCCATTTAAAGCTCCTATGCTATACGGATAATTGCGTTCGTAGAATCAGCGGTGGGGAAGATAATCGAAAATGTGCCATTAGTAGCAGTTTTATCGCCACCAAAAGCCAAGACCGCAACAGCAGTATTCGCAGTAGAGTTATAAATCAACGCACCGTTAGCTGTGATATTCGCATTAGTCCAAGAGCTATTCGAGAACGACATAAACGCTACGTTACCTGTAGAGGTAGGACTTTGGCTAACTGTTAGTGTATTACCACCAGCGGTGTAGTTTGAGCTAGAGCTAGTCTGCTCATTTGAAGTCGTGTACGCAGTTGTTGCGTTTGATAGAGTAGCTGAACTAGTATACAAAGCGATCTTATATACGGGTGTTGCACCTGATGTTAAATTTTGCTGACCGCTAAGGATTTGTACCTTGAACGAATCACACATTCCCTGTGAAATTGCCATGCTATGCTCCTATTAAATAAGTTGTTGCTAATTTTAACAGATCGGATCTATCGTTAAACAAACCTAATCCCCTGTTGCATTTGGTGCAGAGTAAACCTCTTACTTTACCAGTTGTGTGGCAATGATCAACGGCAAAGTTCTTTGTACGCAATCCGGGTGTTTTTTCCCCACAAATAGCGCACCCACCATTTTGCGCAGCCAGCATTTCATCATACTTTTCAGGCGTAATCCCATACTGGGTTTTAAATTTGCTTTTACGTTCAATTTCATAGAAACGCCTAGGGTCTGCACGTCTTTTTTGTCTGTTTACTTGAACTTTACATGGCTTACATGGCATTATTAAATCACCAATACGGCCTGTTTTACGTACACCAAAATCAGATAGTGGGCGTGCTGTTTCGCAAACGTTACAAGTTTTCATGGGTTAACCTTGATTGAAGCTTGGCCTGCTCTATAGGCATCGTTTCTTTCAAGTCCTGTACCTAAGCGGTTTAATTGCTGCATTGCTTCATCGTACTTGGCTTTATAGGCTAACATCATATCTGGGTCGCCTTTCATATAAACATAAGCTTCTAAAATAGACCCATACAACAATGCGGGTGAGTAATTATCACCAAGCCAAGACGTGCCAGCAGTAACAATTGATTCTGGATAAAAGAAATAGTGAAGCTCAACGCCGTAATTAGCGTCTGGTTTTGGGCCAAGCATGAAAGTTAGTTCATTAGGATCATTCAGTCTAGAGCCAAAAAGAGCGTAGTAACGGGGCAGTCCTGTCGCTGTTGGGTCTGGGTAAGCCTGACGAATGAAATTAACATCCTTATTTAAAAGGTACTCATAAACCCCATCTCCATCAATAACCGCCATTGAATAGGTAGATAAGTAGTCGTTAGGGCATCCTAAGTAAGTCGTGGTAGAAGAACAATTACCCGTAACGTTTTTCCGCAAAGAAGGTATCTGCACCGTATTATAGATGCGAGCTTCTGCCTGCTGAATGAAGGTATTAATCTGCGTTGTATAGCTGACCGTACTTCCATTGGCAAGATACGTAGCCGGAAATTGATTCTCCGTATACGCTTGAACCTGCGAGAAAAGATCGTTGTAGTTCATTAAGCCATCGGGCCTCTTGAAGTAAAGCCTTTAGTAGCCGCACCAGATCCACGTTGCTTAACGCCTGAAGTCTTTACGCCTTTAGCATTAACACCTTTAGAAATGCCACCAACGGCAATCTTAAGTTCGTCCATAGCGCTACCACCTTTAACTAATGAAGCTTCATCAGTTGCTGACGGTTTTGGTTGGTTATATTCAGCCATATTAACGTCCTCTTTGGTTAGCTGCACGAGCCATATTACGACCCTGTGATTTTAAAGCCTCGTTGGTAACGCCGCTGCTTTTTTTGCCGCCCTTTTCTAAACCAACGCTAGGGCCAGAATTACCAAGGTTTTTACCCTTAGTACGACCTTTTTTAGTAATGCCATCTGCTGCACTTTTGAATCCCATTTTATGCTCCTAAGTTATGCTAATCGTTACACTGCCTACTTGCCCAGATCCTACCAAATCATTTGGCGTTAGTCCACCATCAAATCCCATGCCAACAGGCCGCCAACCCCACTGTATCATCCTGCTACCCATCGTCGGATCGCCAAAACCTGCCACTGTAGCGCCCGCATTTTGGTTCAATTGTAACCCCGTATACCCTGCTTGGTAATACGTATTATCTGGTCTTGGTGCTCTTAAAGCCTGTGGATCTTCAATTGGGTACATACCTAACTGTAACTGTGGGTGGTCTGGATCCCAACATTGAGGACAAACTTTAAGGTCGTATTTCTTGGTCTTAATAATCTCCGTTTTTAATACTTTAAGCGGATAACGGAACCCACAGCGATCACACTGCGATATAGCCCATTTACCGGAAGCAAAAGAATTAGACACACATTAGTCCTTACGTAATAAACATTTTGCGTGGAACAAACCGAATAGGTGCTTTCTCACGATCTTCTGATGAAGCCAAGTCCCACGCTTCGTCGTACTGCTGTTTTAATATTGGCAGCCGTGCATCTGCACCGGGAATTTTTAAAGCTAAATAATATGATAGCCCTGCAATTAAACAGGGTAAAAACCGAAATGGTATGTCCATTGTATTAACGCCATTACCAGCGTCATGAATTCTACGCAAACGCCAGTACACAAACGTATAGTATGGAGCTGCTGATGTACCTTGGTCTGGTGTAGGCCACACAACTATCTTAGGAGCATCTGTACCAACAGGGGGTGTAGTAGTTGAATCCCCAGCATATGTTGCGCCAGATTGGCGGTTAATCCATACTTGAATAGGTCTTGCTTGTTGTAACTTGTTTGGTATGGTGGCGTATGTATCCACTGAAATACGGCTAATGGTTAAGTCTGCTTGGGTGTTTTGTACACCCGGATTGGTTCTAATTACATGCTCAATTAAATCTACTGTATCAACAGGTAAATCATATGTATTAGTTCCTTGAACAAGAGAAATCTGCCCCTGCTCAATAGTCCACATGTTAATGCCACGATTTGCCCAATCGGCAAACAAAAGATTTAAAGACCGGCGTGCAGTACGCAAATCATAGCCTGTCCTAAGCTCGGAGCCACAGCGCTCAAATGCTTCTTCGACAATTTCTGATAAGTCAAGATTGAAGGTTGCTGTAGCAACTACGGTCATCTTTTAGCCTTTTAAATTATTTTTCTGTAAGGTTTTACTTTTTCTTTAATACTTTTTGGTTGCGCTACAAACTGCTTACCTTTTGCTTTTCCTGCACGTTTAGCACGTGTAGTTGCTGCATACTCTTGGGAACTTAGTGACTCAATTGCTTTTTTTGGTAAGTACCGCTCGCCCGTTTCGGATGATTTCTTGCCCGATTTGGTAGTCCATTTTTGGTCGCCCCAAGATTTTAATGATTGTTGCGATTTTGCTAATCCGCTCATTTGTAACCACCACCAGCCGCTTTATATTTTTTTGCTACTAACTGTGCTTTACGAGCCGACCATTGACCGGCGTTAGTACCGTGCGTTGCAGCAGCTTTAACTTGAGAAACAATCCGTTTACGCATACTTGGTTTTGTGTAATTACCAGCAGCATTAACTTTACCACCCTCAGCAAACATCTCAACATCTTGTGGTTTGTCTTTACGATGAATAGTTTTTCTGCCCGGCATTTTGCTAGGCATTATGTCTCCCATACCACGACTAGGTCTCATGCTTTTGTCTTTCCACGAATACAACACCCGTCTGCACGTTTAGAAGCTGATGATACAGAACCGCCTTTAGCATACTTGTCGCCCATAGGATTAGTAGTTTCACCCATATCAGGCTTAGTTGCTTTTGGTTTTACTGCATTTAAAAGAGCCTTGGCAGCGCGTTTAGGAAGACCTTTGTCTTCTTCGTTTTGCAAGCGATCATTTTCGTACGTTTGGTCGTAGCCGTTTTTAGCCATAATTAGCTGCACCCGCCGCCAGCCATAGAAATCATTTTGCCTTTGGTTTTGCCTTTAACAGCGCAACCATCAGCGCGAGCAGATGCAGATCCGCCTTTGGCTAATTTTAAAGTTGTACCTTTACCGCCTTTATGCTCTTGCATATCGTGCTGTTTAAAAGCTTTTTTAATCATAGCCGTGTCTTGGGCTTTGTCCATTTTTGTATCTTCTTTCATATCGCTTTTCATAATTAGCAAGCCTTTCCGCCTTTATTCATTTTCTTCATAGCTGTGCCGCCTTTTTTCATAGGCATTGCAGCACCTTTAGCTGGTTTTTTACCAGCAGCTTCTTTTTTCTTTGCAATCATTTCCATAAATGGATTTGGTTTTTTCATAGTTCCACCTTCTTTAATAGTTTTGCCTTTATCGGCTTTGTTAAAATCTTGTCCCACGGACTGTGGAACTCCTACCTTCTTTGCAAATGCTGGGTTATGCGCAATTGCTGCCATAAAGTTGTGTTGCTTTTTAGATGTCGATGGCATTATTTTTGCCCCCAATATCCAGCAATAAAACCAGCTATACCAGTTAAAAAACTAATAAAGCCACCAATAGCCATTAACGTTTTCCATCCACCCTTAGCTTCAGACAGGGTTTTTTCAATGTTTTGGAGCGTGGTTTTAATTTCAGCCATCTCCTTTATCATCTTATCCATATCTTCCTGCAAGTGTTCAATGTTACTAGCGTGGGT